GTCTGGACTTCCGGCCGCTGGTGCAGCGGGTCGGTTCGTCGCTGAGTTCGATCCGCCAGCGCTCGATCGCTCAGATCATGCTGGATCAGGTGGTCTCCGAGCACCAGTTGCAGCGTGTGGTTCCGCAGTTCAACCACATCTTCACGCTGTTGGGATCGTGCGGCATCACGGGACACATGATGAATCATCCGACGGTGGGCATGACCGCCGATCTTGAGGTGGTTCATCCGATGGAACTGTTCCCGTTCCCGACGCTCGGCCAGGATTACACCAAGCAGCGCGGTCTTCTGAGGCAGCGCATGGTCTCAATGGAGTACCTGAAGGACGTGTTCGGGCCCAAGGTGACCCGCAACAGGGACCGGATGGAGTACTACACCATCAAGCCCGGCGACACCTACGAGCGGAACATCCCCAACACCTACGCGATGGGTCTGAATGCGAACGCCGAGATCCTTGGCACCACCATGACCTACTCCGACAGCAAGCTCCACGGCGAGGAGAATGCCCAGGACAACCAGGAAGTCGTGCGCGTCCGCGAGCTTTGGCTCAAGGGTCCCCGCGATACGGTCAATCGGTACGTCGTGACCAGCGGCGAGTACGTGATTCACGACGAGGACCTGGAAGGCCGCGAGGTCTACTGCCCGATCGGGTTCGCCAGGTTCATGGAGAACGGCTCTTTCCACGGAGCCGGCGTCTTTGACCTGCTATTCCCGCTGTGTCGTGAAGCCGAGAAGCTCCAGAAGCAGCTCTTCAAGAACATCCACGACATCGACAGGTACGGCGTCCTGGTGCTTCCGCACGGTTCGTTCAACTCGAACACGATGCTGCGCGACGTGGGCCAGGGTCTTCGGGTGTTTCCGTGGGAACCCGATCCGATCAGCGAGGGATTCCGCCCGTTCAACATCACGCCGTTCAACTCCGGCGACGTTCCTGGAAAGGTGTCGGCGTTTGCGATCCAGCAGATCGATCGCCTCAATCCGATCCGAGACCTGATCGCAGAGAAGGGCCGCGTCGACAGCGCCACGGGCCTGCAGTTCCTGGACGAGCAGGTCAACCGCGCCATGAACACCCCCACTGCTGGTGTGCAGCAGGCGTGGGGTGACTGCTATCGGGCGGTTCTGGCCGGCACGGTTCGGGAGGTTGTGTACAGCCCGAAGACCTTCACCGTGGATCAGCTCACGCTGGACCTGGCTGGCGTCGTGGTGGACCCCGAGACGATGGCGGTTAGCTTCGAGCAGAACCCGCTGCCGTCGCTGGGTCAGCTGTCGTTCAAGATCAAGGACATCAACCCGCGATCGAAGGTGGCCCGCAAGCAGGAAGCCCTCCAGCTTCAGCAGCAGTTCCAGATCGACGCGGATACCTTCATGCTGTTCGCCCTCAAGGAGGGTCTCGACTTCGCGATGTGGTCGGACGAACATCAGTCCGCCTACGAATCGGTGGTCCGAAACTGCCTGCTCCTGTACGGTGACGGCAAGACTCCTGGGCAGGTGGTACTTACGCCGCAGACCACCAAGCCCGAGATGCAGATCCGAGTGCTCAACTCGTTCATGGCCGGCCCGACGATGGCGGTGTCTTCGGCTGAAGTGCAGAACGCCTTCATCGAATACCACAAGACCCTGATGGGCTTTATGGGGTTGGTACTCCCGAACGCCCTTCCCAATCCGGACGATGTGGCTATGCTGGGGCGGTTGGATCAGCAGATGGCCCAGATGCAAGGTATGCAGCAGGGTCCTGCGCCGCAGATGCAAGGGATGTAAATGGACGCAGACACAAAGATCACGCTCGAAGACGGAACCGAAGTTACGCTGGCCGATCTGCTGCAGAACCGCAAGGACCTGCAGGAAGCGATCACGATCAACGACACGCTGCAGAAGGACCTCCAGGAGGTCGGCGTGTTGTTCCAGGCCGGCATCACCCAGGACCGTCGCGAGAATGCCATCAAGAACGTGCTGGAGAACCTCGGTTACGAGGATTCCCAGATCGAACAGTACCTGACGGCGACCCGTCAGGCCCTCGAACCCGAACCCGAACCCGAACCCGAGGAACCCGAAGAAATCGAGCTGCCGGATCTTCCGGAAGAAGACGAGGACATCGAGGATTCCAGTGGGGGTGAACAAGAGGACATCATGAGCCAAGAACGAGAGCAGATTCTTCGACAGGAACTCGAGGCCCAGCGCGCTGAGCTTCACAAGATGCGGGTTCGTGAACTCCGCGAAAACCTCAACTCCCAGCTGGACCGCGTGTTGAAAAACAACCCGGACTTCCAGAGACTTATCGAGAGCGCTCGCAGTTCGCGTGGCGACGAAGGCGTGAAGCAAGCAGAGAAGACTCTCCGGCAGCAGCTGGAGCAGCAGGCTCTGGAGCGCATGCAGTCGCGCCGGGCGACGGCGGGAACCTTTGAGGACTCTTGGATGTCCGAGGAGGTCGAGAAGGCAGTTGAGCCCGTAGTGGGCACTTTCCGGTCGGTCATCGGAGACATCGACAAGCTCGGTCGGTCTTCGGAAACGGTTACTGGACTCGACGCGCAGGAGATTCTGCGCACCAAGCCTGTTCCTGCACCCGAGTACAAGGCTGGAGCTTCCATTACCGACATCGAGTCGGACGTGAAAAGCTTCGCTGCTGACACGATCAAGCGGGCGCTGGTTTCGTCTCCGACTGAATCCGCACTCTGACATAAAGGGCCATACTCATGGCATTCGCAACAACGGGCTCGATCTTCGATCGTCAGTCCAACCGCATTCAGGAAGTTCTCAACAAGTCCCTCAAGGTGTTCCTCGCTGGCCTCGATCCGGTCTGGCGTGACAGCGTCGTCACCAGCCAGGGCGTCGGCAACTCCGGTGATCTTGGCCGCGACCTCAAGATCACCAAGCTCTTCATGGGCAGCCTCACCGGCGTCATCGATCCTGGTCGTGCATACGCTGATCAGGATCTCTACGGCAACGCCACTGATTCCCTTGGCCAGCTGATGCACACCCAGCAGGCCAATCAGGCGTACCCGAGCCCGCTTGAGGGCCCGAACGCCACGGCGTACCGCCTCGCTATTCCGATGCGTTCGCTCGTCACCAACCTGATGATCACCCTTGGTGAGAAGCAGGCTGATGCGACTCCCGCGCTCATCGACCAGGTCGTGGCTCCGAAGCTGACGGCGTTTGCCCGCAACATGGCGCACACCCTCTGCAACTACTGGTACCTGAGCCAGAACAACTCGTACCGTCTCTGCCTCACGTCGGTCACCAAGACTCAGGAAGTTGCTGCCGCTGGCAGCGTTGCCAAGCACTGGAGGGTCCAGTTCCAGCCGGCTGCTTTCGAGACGCATCGCTTCGCTCGCGGCCAGCGTGTCGATCTGCTTACGGCTTCTACGGGGTACCGCATCAACTCTGCGGATGTGTCCCTTGCGAACCAGACCCGTAGCAACCGCAAGCAGCTGATTGTCGAGAGCGTTGATCCGCTGCAGAACATCGTGATCCTGGTTTCCGACACGGATCCTGCCGCTTGGCAAACCGCAGCTGGTGCTGGAAATGCCGTTGGTGGAACGACCAGCACCGCCGGGTTTACTGCTGTTACCGCTCTTGACGGTGCTGCAGTCGTTTACGCCAACTCGTCGATCAGCAGCTCAAACGCTGGATCGAACTCGTTCGTGGGCATCGCGGGCATCAACAGCTGGCTCAAGAACGGCAACGAGACCAACACGAACGGCACGAAGCTGCTCGGCAACGAGGCCGATTCGACCGACTACATCGATGTTGTCGATCGGCCGGAGTTCAAGAGCTTCAAGTACGACGTTGGCAACACGGTGCTGACGGAGTACAACCTGAAGCGCTACCTCCAGCGCGTCCACTCGGCGTTCGAGCCGCTCGGCAACACCATCGACACGCTCATCGCGTCCGAGGGTGTGTGGAGCGCCTACGAGTCGCAGAAGATCGGCCAGTACCGGATCGACCGTACCAGCAAGGTCGCGTCGATCACGAACGAAGGCCAGGCCGACGGGTTCACCTTCAACTTCGAGGGCAAGACCTACAAGGGTTCGACCTCGCGTTACGTCGAGGGTGGCACCATGTACGGCATCAAGCTCGGTGGCAAGAACTGGAAGAAGTACATTCCGCCGAGCCCGGCTGGTCTGTCGAAGATGAGCCAGGCGGACGCCTACGTTCCGTTCGAGTTCGTCGCCGGCGCCATCACCGGCACCTCCACAAACCAGCTCCCGGTCTTCGTGACCACCAGCACCACTGCTGGTTCCAACGCCAACCTGGTGACCCAGGCCAGCCAGATGCCGGGACGCATCCGCATGCAGCTCGTGCCTGACCAGCCGAACGGCATGAAGCTTGTGAACATCGGTGAGGATCGCGTGTACATGCCGACCACCGGCAACATCGCCTAACCCAACCGGGAACGGTACAATGGGGCCACCTCGTAAATGGGGTGGCCCCTATTCTTTGGAGCAACATGAGTTACAGCGAACACGAGATCACAGCGGCCCTGATGTTCAACACCGAGTTCTCTCTAGACCGGTTTGAGCTTGTGCCGGACTGCTACTGGATCGAGTCGGTGCGTAAGAAGACCGGACTCAAGGATCTGTTTGTGTTTAGGCACCGGAAGACCGGCAAGTTCGGACTGGCTCAGTGGGTGATCAAACCCCAGGTGTACGGGCAGGGAGTGGCTGCGGCCACGGAGATCTGCCTGTTCTCTGGGCCCCCGGGACAGAACCCTGCGGATCTGCCGGACATGGAGTGGTTGATGTGGCGCTGTCAGCCCGAAGCCGAGATGATGGACGAAGGCCGCAGAAAGAGCTTGCAAGCCCGCAGGGATCGGTACTCTGCGTTGATCGAGCGGAAGAACGTTCTGGACGAGATGGAGAGGGTGCTTCGGAAGCAGAATCTGGATGAGGCCGCCGACAAGCTGAGTCTTGATGATGTGCCCGACGATGGTCCGGAGCTGGATCAGATGCGGGAACTTCTGGTGTGGGCGGCGTCCGGGAAGATCATTTCAACAGGCTGAACTATGCACTCAAGCGGATCAATCCTGAAGACGTACTGCGAGAAGGTTCGCCACTACCTGGACGATCCCGATCTCGACGCCAAGTACGACGACAACTACCTGGTGCGGTTCTTCCTGCCGAGCGCGATGACCGACGTGATCTCACGGGTGTCGCAGATGTCCGACGCCCAGGTGTGTTCGTCGTACACGCTGTCGCTGGTTGCGGGAACCGACGCCTACAAGCTTCCGCCGGCGGTGGCTCAGGTTCTGCGGATCGGTACCCTCGAAGCGACCACCGGTCTGTTCATCGAGGACTACAAGCCCCGCAACCAGTTCTCTACCAAGGGGACCAACTGGTCGATCCAGGGCAACACGATCGTGTTCCAGCCCGGCATCGAAGCGGACAAGGACGTGGTGGTCGTGTTCGTCCCGAGCGGCGACATCATGTGCCACTACGATTCGAGCGGCACGGCTTCGGTGAACTCGAACGGCACCTTCACGATGGCCACGACTCCCACGCTGGGGTCGATGGACAAGCGCCCGAACTCCTACCAGGGTTCGTATCTTCGGGTCTTCGGATCCGATCTGATCGACGAAGTCGTGGTCACGGATCACGACGCCGTCCTGAAGGTGCTGACGCCGACCACTGGGTTTCAGAACGCCGTCGGTCTCTACAACTACGAAGTGGTACCGTTCCTGCTGGAGCCGGTGATCGACGCCGTTTCGATCAGCGCAGCCATGCGCGCGGGCGTGGGTCGGAAGATCAACCAGACGCACATGCAGTCACTGATGCTGGCCTACAAGCAGGCCATCAAGACGGCGCACGACACGCTGGCCAACATGAATGGCCGCATCGGCAAGCGCTTCGACGGCGACACCCTTGACGCCAACCGGTTCTACGTCGGCCCCACCTACGGAGCCTCGGCTTCTGTCGGCGGATCCAGTGGGGGTGGCACGTCCGGCTGCGACTGCAACGACCTGGCCAGCCAGACCGTCCAAGATCAGATCCTGGTCACTGTCGACAATATCGCTAGTCAGATTCTTGGTCTTACTGTTGGTGGTGTTGACGGAGGAACCTGGAGCTAATGCTCATCGGTTATCCGTACTCAGCCGCTTCGCAGGATCTCTGGCTTTACGCTGATGAGACCGTGGTTCACACCGGCGGAACGACGGTGGTGAAGAAGCCGGTGGCGTGGAACCCAGGATCCCCGCTGTACGGTTACCGAAAGTCGCTGCAAGGCATTTCATTGCGTCGACGAATCGTGACCTCTGCTGCCGTCAGTCAGGTTTCTCCATCGACTTATAGCCAGTTCACGCCGTTCAATGACCCCAGCGATCCGGCGAATATCTGGGCCTACAACAACTGTTACCCGATGGCCCTCTACGCCGTCAGCAAGCGACTGTTGTTTACTTGCCAGCACTGCTTTCCTTCGTCGGAAGGATTTAGAAACCCTGCGGAAAAGTGGTCTGGAACCGTGTTCCCCGTTGGATCGCTCAACGACAAGATCAGTGGCTTCGAGTGGATGGACAAGGACAACAACATCACGGACTCGTTTTCGACCGCTGATGTCCTGGCCCCTTACGATTCAAATGCTTCGCCCGTCCTGACAGATACGGGGCGAGACTTGTCGTTGACTGAGCTTCCTTCGGATCTTTCGTTTGAACCGTTGAAGATTGTCAACTATCTAAACTTGGCACCGGACGCCACGGTGTGGATCTTGGACTCTGCGATGAAGATCGTTCGATCCAAGATAGTCAACCTCGGGGTTAAGCTTCAGGGTTACATTGGACCATCCAGGGACGATATGCTTTTGCAGACCGTAAATCCTGCGGGTTCAGCAAACGTGGACGTGTACACCTACCTGCATGACAGTGGCAGTGTTTGCCTTGTGGAGATCAGTCCTCCGACAAGTGCTGCCGCAGGAGATGGGGTTCTAGGGTTGGTAGCAGCCCATCTGCATTTCGGTGGTTCTGCATTTATACCGGAGTTCTACGGAGGGTTCGAGGTTCCAGGGGACATCGGAGCCCAGGCTGAGCTCTACGATTACCGCAGTTACGCGGAGGCAATCGGGGCACCAATGACAGTGGTGGCTGCAAAGAGGCAGCACACAAACTTTGTGCTTGTGAACTCGATGGATAGGTTGCTTGAGAAGGTTCAGGCTTTGCAGCTGTAACAGGAGTCATCAATGGGCATCACCGGACCAATCATCCCCAAGCAATATTCTCCTTCAAGTGACGAGGCGCCAAAGCCGGATGTGACCGATGCCTTTGCGGGGGAGATCATCACTTGTACCAAGACTGGACGTATGTGGGTCAAGTGGTTGTCCGCCCACACTGAAGAGATGATCCCCATCCGCCCCGAGTTTGAGACTTCAAACATGTTCGGCTCAACTAAGGCGGGAGTCGATAGGTACCTCAACAACCCCGGCAACCCCGTTCTTGAGGCCGTTGGTCTCAAGCTGTACTCGTCTCTTCCGATTAATCTCTACACCAACAACACCGGAACAACTGGTCAAGATGTCAATTGCGGAGGGATAACCGCCACTGGGTTGACAATGGCCAACCTGAATTACACCTTTGGATACGTCGGTGGGGATACCCGGTTGTCTGCTGCAAAGCCCGTGTTCACTACTTACGGGTTTACGCCGGCGGACGGAAGCAGTCCGATCATGTGGTACGCGCTGAACATCACTGGATCTCAAGCCGAGTGGGGGTATCAGCCGCAGACTTCTACGGGAGTCTGGGGTGGATGGCAGGCAATCGCCTATTTCACCCCGTCGAAGTGCGACTTCCGAAAGACTGTCGAGGCGAACAGCGGCGTCAAGATTCCGGGATTGACCAGTCAGTACTTGTTGAACACCGACTCCAACGGGCTTGTTCAAGGCTCGAGTTTGACAAGTGCTCAAACCGTCCTTTCCTCAACTGTAACGCTGACATCTAATGTAGCCACTACTCTTGCAGGGATAACCTCGGCTCCGTCAACTGGTGGCACGTTTCTTGTAACCGTTCAAGTGATGGCCTATCACAACGGTAACTACAACTGGTCGATGACTCTTCGCGACCATGTTGCAGGTGTTTCCATTTCTTCTGCCAAGGCCGACGGGTCGGGGTATACCACCTTGACAATGACAGCCATTTACACATCTGCTTCTGCACCGAGCTTCAGGGTTGCTGCATTTTCGGCGGCTCATACCCCGACCATTCAAATTGCGGTTGGGGAAGGAACTTATCCAACGGATAACTCGACTACGCACCTTAGTTGGGTGAGGTTGGCGTGAGCGAGGAAATGGACGAAGCAGGACGGGAGTTCGAGCTGTTGAACGGCTCGGTGTCCGACGCCCTGAAGCAACGGACAAACGATGGCTTCATGGTGCGGACGATCACGCCAGGACTGTCGTTCATGGGCTCTGCGCCCTACACGGCTCCTGGAACCGTGCCCTCGCAAACTGGACCTACGCCGGCAACCAACATGTTCTTGCTGGGCTCTAACGGACTCGGAGACCCGGGCTCTGTCCAGCTTGCATTGTTCAACAACATCTTGAACCCGCTGGTCCCAAACCCAGGATCGGAACCAGTCGTTGGTCCAGAAGAGCGTCTTCGGTACTCGTGCGTGGCTGGCACATGCCTTCAGGATCCCAACGGCGTCTACTACGGGATTGATGAGTGCCAGTCGGACGGGTGCGGTGCAGACTCCGGCGGAAGCACCGGAAAGGGTTGCGACTGCGGTTACGGCCTGACACACACCATCTTCAAGGCCCAGATCACTGGAATCACTTGTGCAGCAGGTGGGCTCACCTACTCAGGTCGGACATACTGGACCTACTCGTGGGTCGAGATTGACCCGCTTGGGACTATCCGTGACAACTCTTTGTATGGGGATGCGCTGAACGAGTTCGAGCGGTCGATGCCGAACAACGGCGGTAGCACTCCACCGGCAACATCCATTGTCTCCAGGCTGAGGATCCCCGACAACGCGATCGTCCCCATGATGATCACTTTGACTGGGGCGGCTTGGTTCTGCTTGCCAAACCCGCTCAGCGTCTCTTGCTCTTCTAACTTCGATGCGGTCATTGATGGCGGCGAATACTTCGGAGTACCAGCATGACGGTGATCGTCCACAAATACAGCAACTCCAGCGGTGTCACTCCTGACCCGTCTGAAATCATTCCTCGCGAACTCGCTGTCAACACCGCCGACGGCAAGCTGTTCACCAAGAAGGACGACGGCACTGTAGTTCAGATCGGGGATACCAGTAGTCTTGCTCCGTCTACGCCGCAGTTTGTCGTGATGTCCGCGGATGCGGCTCTTCCAAACGATCGAGTTCTTACCGCCGGCAATCACATCACCCTAACTGATGCAGGGGCTGGTTCATCAGCCACCATTGAATGGCGGCCAAACTGGCGAAAGCTGTCCATGTTGTACAGCGACATGAACAGTGCCGCCGACTGGACGAACTACTCGGGCGGAACTGGTGTCTCAAACAGCTTCACGACCACGGGCCTGACCGATGGAAACAGGCTCGGCGTCCTTCAGAGCGGAACGGGAACGACGGCCACTGGCTATGCAGGAATCGGAAGCGCGAACACCACCGAAGTCATCTTCGGTACCAGGGCTCACCGCATGACAGCTGTCGTGCAAATGCCGACGTTGAGTACGGCTGCCGAGACTTATGGTGTGGTGATCGGGTTCCACGATCGGAGAGCGTTGACCACGCCGACCGACGGATTGTTCTTCTGGTACACCGACTCCAGCACGGGCGCGCAGTGGCAGACGGCAAGCTACAACTTCGGAACCACTGCGGGGAACATCAACACCGGTGTTACTGCCAATACCGCGTTTCACACTTTCGAGATTGTCGTCAACGCAGCGGGAACGCAGGCGCTCTTCTACATTGACGGGACGTTGGTGAGGACTGAGACTGCCAACATCCCAACAGGAAGCGCAAGGTCTACGGGTGTTGGTGTACACATTATCAAGACGAACGGTACAACCGCTCGACTACTCAACATCGACCTGCTGGCCCTCGAAGTGGATGTGTCCAGATGAGTGCAGTGATCAGTGGGGGTTGCTGTTGCGGCGGATGCCCAAGCCGCTGCGCTTGGTGGTCAGCTTCGCCAACCGGCCCCATCACCGTGCAAATCTCTTTCTTCCAGGAGGTCAACTGGGATGTCCCAGAAGGGGGGCAGACCGCAACCCTTGGCTACACAACCTGGACGATCACTGCCACGATGACGAAGCGTGGCACTTGCTGTTCAGGTTGCCCAGCCAACGGCACAAACTGGATGCGATACGGCGCAGAGACTTGCCAGGTCACCATGTCCCGTGTTCAACACTTCTACGACTTCGGGCGCACCCACCGTCTCTGCGTCGAAAACTCCCCTGCTTCTTGCATTGGGTTTCCAGAGTGCCCTTGCACTCAAAGCCCACCTTCGTGCGGGGAATACAACTTCACCAGTGGAACCTTGTTTGATTTCGTTCCCGTGACAAACCCTGCGGACCCGCAATACCCAGGGTACTACGTCTGTGGGTCTACTCCGTGTTCGACGCTGAACGGCAACCCGGAGGGCTCTTCCGGAGACTTCTCCAACACCATCAAACTTGCGGATCCATGTGGGGAGTGGAATTGCAACGGCCTGTACACGCAGGCCATGCCCGGTGATTGCAACTGCCAGCCGAAGTCGGTGAGCCAATTGGAGTGGAAGCTGGTTGAGACCGTCACAACCAACTACAGCGCCACGGTCTCTGGCTCCGGGTCACAGGCTGGGTTGTGCAATTACACCCCCACTGGTTGCGGGGTGTTGCCAGCGTATCCGACCTGGGCTGGAGAAGTCCTGACCATTTACGTCGGCAACGAGGTATGCACTGGGTGCGAAGTCCCGATTCTCGTGTTCAATCCAGGAACCCACAGCAGCATCGTAAACTCGCAAGAGTATGACAGGACTATGGACCCGTGTTGCCCTGACGGTTACTGCGATCCGCTCGATTGCTATACGTCGACGACGACCGCTAGTCCAAGGTGTTTGCCAGGGTTCAAAGTGCAGGGCTCCGGCTTCAAGCTTGACACTACGACCTTTGACAACCCCTTGGCTCTGATTGGCTTTGATCTTTGCATGGGGCTTGGTGGAGATGGCGGCCCAGGCTTGGTTAGTTCGGCGTTTGGGACTTACGCCAACTGCTGCGAGCCGATCAACAAAGGCGTCGGCACGACCTATTGCGAGAAATACCAGATTGAGAACAGCGCGGAAGCAACAGGCTGGACCTACAATGCCTATTGTGCCTGCGAGAAGTTTGTAGCTTGTGACCAGCCTCTGCAGTTCGAGTTGAACTGGTATCCGAACTGGACCGAAAGATTCTGCCTGACCAGGCTATTTACGGTGGACATCACATGAAGTGCTTCTGGGACATAGATGGGACTTGTGACCATCCGCGCATCAAGGGTGTTCAGGCCACCGAAGAACGATGCCGCAAGTGTCCGTACTTCTCTCGCGCATCCCGCACGGTCGATACTGACGAGAAGACTGCTGAGGACATGAAGAGGGATCGGGAAGCCTGGGAGGCTAGGCGGAAGGACATCAGAGAACAGGAGAAGCAAGAAGCCCTGTCGCTGGTGGAGAAAGCCAAGAGCTGGGTCAAGGCTGAAGTCAGCCAGGTTCTCAAGGGGCCGGTGGACGACGAGACTTACCGGCAAAGACTCGAGGCTTGCAATGCCTGTTTCCGGATTGAGCGGGTGGAGGGCGCCAAGCTTGGCTTCTGCACCGCCTGTGGATGCGGTCAAAACCCACGGGCGGAACTGACGGTCAAGGCGAAGATGCCCGAGTCGAAATGCCCGATTCAAGCATGGGGAGATCCTCGTGCGCCGAGGGCTCCTTTGCCCGATACTTTCGGTAGGTGACCCATGCCTGACATCAAGACCGATTGGACCTACCCGACGATGGAGACAACGCTGGACAAGCGCACCGAGCGCCCCGGCGTTCAGCGTGGCTACTCCGCCGAACTCACGGGCGTCGATGGCCGCAGCGAGGGCGGCCTCAAGCCGTTCCCTGGTTTCAAGCTGGTCCACCGGCTCACCCAACTAAAGTTCCAGACGAACCACAGTTACCTGTCCGAGGTCATCGACTTCAAGCCGATCGACTTCCGCATCGGTACCGAGTACTACGGCTACGGTTTCGTGTATCGGGCCGTGAGGCCGTCCACCCCCACTGTCTCCGATGTCTTCATCGACTACTGGAACTCGGTGACGGAGACCTGGACCTACTGCTACAAGCTGATGGACGCCGTCAGTTCGTCGGCGCAGTTCGACATCGAGGTGTCGGGTCGGTTCGTGTACTGCTTTGCGGAAGGGCGATCCCCTGCGCTGTTCTATGTGAGCGCGACCCGCACCAAGACCTACGAGTGCGATGCCGACACCTACCTGAGCAGCGCAGCGACCACGACGAACTACGGAACCCAGCAGTCCCTTGAGGTTCAGTCGACGACCAGCAACATCCTGATGCGGTTCGACACCAGTGACGGGGCCAGCAAGACCGTGGAGTCTGCGACCCTTGAGTTCACGGTTTCCGGCAACGCCCTCAGCTCCGCCGCCACCATCACGATTGCCCCGGTCACGGATCCTGGTACGCCGGCTGGCGTGGAGTGGTCGGAGAGCCAGACCACCTGGGCCAACCGAGTCACGGGCACGGCTTGGGATACGGCTGGCGGTGACATTTCGGGAACGGGCACGACAACCGTTTCAGTGGGGGTGGGCATCCTTGGTCGGTTTGAAGTGGACGTGAAGACGCAGGTGCAGGCTTGCGTGAACTCGACCTACCAGGCGTTCTCCGACAAGGTGGACCTGGCGCTCACAAGCAGTGGGGGTCAGTTGGTCACGATCGCTTCCAAGGAACAGGCGAACCTCGGGATCAGGCCGCGCCTTGTGGTGACGTACACCGACAATGTGTTTGTGACTCCGACGGTGATTGGTCTGACGGGAACGGGGACGATCCCCGGGCCTGGGCGACAGCCGTTCCTTGCGAGCCCGGAGCGCGGGATTGCGCCTGGCTCGTTCACGAGCACCGACAACAACAGGCCGGGAAATGCCCAGGTCGTGCTGGTGTCTGAGAATCCGTACACCTCGGATCTCAGCTTTCCGAA